ACCGATTACAAAAGAAAAAAATACAATTTTTCTGAGGACTTTCCATCGTGACAGAGCATTTATGGGATTTTTCTATCGTGACGGTGGCTTTCCGGGATTTTTGATGCCGTGCGCCAGCCCAGAGATACCCCACAAAAAATAAGCCTATAAAAAGTAAGCATATAATTCCTGGGGTAGTATCATATCGACCTCGTTAGATCCCCGGCCAAGATCCAGACCCAAGATCCGGCGACCAGGCGCCAGGGTTACCAGAATAACCGCTCCAGATGCCCCAGGTGAGCCGTTACGGGGTCGAGTAGGGGTTACTGCCTGGGTCCAGATACCGGCCAGCCACGGGCCAGAGAATCGCTCGGGTCCCAGGACCCCAGGCCACAAGCCAAAAAAATGGGCCCCGAGGATGGGGCCCTAATAAGGAGGAAGATAGCCAGGTATTTGCGCCCCTGGCTAGGCGCTAGTCTTTATTGCCGGTGATCCACTCCAGGATTTCGACCAGGACCCAGATTAACCCGAAGACCAGGCCGGACACAATAACCACAATCCAGAGTAGCCATCCGATCAGGTTAAGCTGCAAGGCTCATGGCCTGGTCCCAGGCCCGAGTCTTAATGCTGCGCCCAGAATCAAACGACCCACCGTACAGGATCGAAGACCACTTGCCGTCGGTCGTAGTACGGCGACCGTAGCGCTGCTGTGGGTCCGGTGAGTCAACCCAGTTACACACAGCCGAGAATGCCCCGTAGGCGTTCTGACGGCGAACGTCCAGGTCCTGCCCTGGGGAATCCAGGTAGCAGTGTTCCAACTCGGACAGTTCGCGTTCCAGTTTTTCCCGGCGTTTCTCGTCGAACGAAATAACGTCGGCACCATGGCCCACTAGCGCAACCTGGAAAAAGTTTTCTCGGTCACCTGGTGAGCGCAACGGGGTCCTGGACATCCGTTCTAAGTCCTTCTGGACCGCGTCCAGATCCACCAGGCCGATCTGATCGACTAGCCTGGTTACCGCTTCACTGTCGAGCGCCTTGTAATGCGGAAGACTGATAGAACTGCCAGCGTCCCGATTAAAGTCTGCCTCGAAAGTATTGTTACAGACCACCTGGACCCCGGACAATTTCACCTTATCGGCAGCCTTGTAAACCGACATAAGGTAGTTCAGGTAAAAGTTACTCGGGTCCTGGCCGAACACCTCGACCTGTTTGTCAAACTTCGCAGCGCCGAACACACAACCACCACGGCGCAAAGAACCGGCGGTAGTAATGTGGGCATGGCCCTGGACCTTTTCGGAGACTTCCTGGAAGAACTGGATCAGGTCTGCAGGCTGGTGCCCCTGGGCGGTCCAGTGAGACCCGACGCCGGTCAATTGAACATCTGCCTGGCCCAGTTCGCGTTTGATCACGGTGCGGTTGTACTCGGCCTCAACCATGCGAAAGTCCCCGGCGCTATTTTGGACCATCACCATATCGTCAGCGACGATGTACTTAAAGTTTAGACCGGCCTCTTCCAGGGTTAACGGAATGTCCCAAGGGTCTGTGATTTCCTGGCCAAGACCATGCCAGGGGTGAACGCCTTTCTGGTAGACCATACGTGCTCTACCGTCGGCGAATGTGTCTAACTCGTGTGCCATTATTTGGCCCTCGTTTCAGGTTGCCCACCTGTAGGGAATGCCTCAAAAGGAAACATTGTCGAGCGCCCCTCCCGGACGCTCTGCAATATCACCTTACGATTTCACCCGTATTGATACGTACCGCTGGACTAGCGTCAGTACAGCGACCGACCACCACCTGGTAGTTAGGCTGCTCGGCATAGTGCTGGGCAACGGCTTTCCAGTTAACGCGGTTCGGCACGTAGACGTCCAGGTCAACAACATAATCGCGACCCTTGAAACGGAACTCAATTTCAGATCCAGGCTCGGCCTGGGCATGATGCTCCAGGACATTGGCCCGGTGCTTTTCGAGAATAGACTTCCGCAGCAGGTCCAGGGCGGTCCCGATAAGCCCCCGGACCTCCACCAACCCGGCATACCGGTCCGCAATAGGCGAACCTGTAGAGGCCTTCAGGATAGCGCTGTGGCAACGCTTCCAGAGGTGGTCAATTGATACCTGGTCGTTATGGTCCAGGCGCCCAGTCTCTTCGATAATCATTTGCCGTTTGTACCCCCATAGTTGAATGTTTCACCGTTGGCCCGAGTACCGGCTATCTCCGACTCGGTTATCTCGTCACAGGTGTTGTCGTGGTGTACCTGGACCAGATGCCCGTGCAGGTTATCCAGTTCGTGCATACCACCGTTTAGCTGCTCTAGTTCGTCGCGGTACTTGGTGCGACGCTTCCAGGAGTCGGTCTGCTTTATCAGGCGCCCCAGTTCATTCTGCCGGTCCCGAATACAATCTTTACGTTCCAGGATCGAAGCAGTCAGGCAGGTAGCTGCTCGGTTGTCGAGCCAGGTCCAGTCTATTGCTTGATACGTTAGATACATAGTGTTGCCCTCATGGGTTACCGAATCAGGATTGATCCGACACTGGGCACTGTCACTGCCCAGTAGCAGACCACCTACGACTGGACCACCACCAAAATTAAATAAATCCAGCAGATACACTGGATCAAATTAAGTGCCACTAAACCATAGATAAGGTCCTTCATATAAGCCCTCCCAGCTTGGCCACAATCCGTAACGACTGTGGACCGTTCTCGAAGTGAGGCCGTAGGCGCTTCAGTGTCGCCCTGGCCGAAGACTGCAGCCCTATGATTCCAGGGCCACAGGATGAACGCATAGAGGCCACTATGGCCGGGTCCGAATAATAGTCAGCATCCGAATACCATTCGATCAGCTCGTTCTCATTACAAACAAACGTCCACAGTTTATCGGTGCTCTTGATCAGCTCACCACTGGGCAGCTCCCGGTCTACGTGGTCACTAGCAAACGTAGCCGGTACATCGATTACATACGCGGTTGTCATGTTTCCCCCCGGTCGATAATTAAGCCCGTCACTGTGGGCAGTATCGCCTGGGCAGCGTCCTGGGCCTTGTACTCCAGGTGTCGAAGGTAGGCGTCCCAGCCGTCGCTACGGGCGGACCACAAACAACACCCGTCATCGGACCAGTGAAAGTCGTTAGGTCCATGGAACTCAACATGGTTACCGTTGTAGCCTGGGGACTTCCAGACCCAGGCCTTCTTAATCTCATCCTGGGATACGACGGCTCTAACAGCCTTCATCGTTTCACCCAGGCGCAGTCTACAGAATGATGTGCAATACATTAGGCCTCCAATTAACAGTTGATACTGGTATGCAGCCTACGGGTGCAGGCTGCATCACCGCTAGCAACGGTTAGTACGTAATGGTCTCGATCCACTCGGCGCCGATAACAGCAGGCGCATATTTGACTACATCGTAGTCCTGCTCGACCGGACCAGGCACCCGGTAAACCTTGCACACGATTTCGTCAGTGCGTTTACCAGTCTTGCTGAGTTTCCCGTAACACTTGATGTCACGGCGTTTAACAGTTTCCAGGACCGACAACAAATCAGACCCGGCCTGGAAGTGTAGAAACGATGAAGCAAAGTAGTGATGCTCCACTGGATCACACGACACAAAAACATCCTTGTAACTTGAACCAGGTGAATAGTCCCTGGTGTAGCGCTCTACCGGATAGTCCGGTGCGCCATGCTGCTGCAGGCCACAGTCTTCACACTCGACCATTCCAAAGTGATCGTGGAACTCATTTACCATCGTCCACTGTTTGAACTCACCGGTTAGATGGCAGCTTACTGCGCCATCGTGCAGGTTAGGGTGGTTCTCGTACTGCATAGCGCAGTCTTGGCAGTGTCCAGTGCCTTCTGGGCTGTACCAGAATATGTTTGCTGTTCTCATCTTAGGCCCTCCAGGGTCTTGTGATCCGGTCTCCCGGTCGCTGCTTTATACAGCGACCACCTATTCTGCGCCTGTCAAGGTCGAAATGCAACAACTATCGGAGTCTATTTGATAGCCTCCAGGGTCCGAGAATTGGCGCTATAGATGGGGATCAGCCCCACCCACACGGCTTGTCTGAGGGTCTCAGTCGAGGGTCTGCCGGTTCCGAACCAGGCCCTGGGGCGCATTCTAAGCCCCGTCAGGCTCTTCTGGCACCTACCCGGTGCCTGCAGGCCTGTCCTGGTCCCCTGGTCCTCCCTGGGGCGCACAGGCCCCCTCCTGGCGGTGCCCGTGCCCGGACCCCCCCGGCACCCCCCGAGCCGAGAGGCCTGGGCTAGAGGTTCATCCCACACAGCGGAGGGTTATTTTCTCAACCATAAGGTGTTACTAATATAGGAGGTGTAATGAGGAGCATGTTACTGGCGAACAGCCACATCAGAGCAATGGACCGTTTCTTCGAGAGCGCTGTAAATAGAAACCTTAGTCCTTTTGCGGTAATGGACAAAGTATTGGACAGTATTACGACCCCAATACCCCCAGAGGACGGGACAGAATTCACCGTCTATAAGATGGTCCCCCAGAAATACAAGGTGGTTTATCAGAAGGACGGATCGGTTCACTACAACGTGATAGAGGAGAAAGATGAAGAACTACAACTTCAAAAAGAACAATGACCCGAACACGGTCAAGAAAGATGCCATGCTCGGTAAGAAATTACCGGATGACTTCAACCTGAATGTGGGTGCTCCGGCAATCGGTGCCATCGGTACTGATGAGAAGGCGGTAAGGAAAGCTGCTGCTGCGGCTGCTGCTAAAGCCTTTGGATGAAGACTGAAAAACAGGAGGCCTTTATAGAAGCCTTTTGCCTGACGGGCAATGCCTCTAAGGCAGCCCAGATGGCTGGCTACTCTGAGAAGGTCGCCAAGCAGAGAGGCTACAAGCTCAAGAAACAGTTTGAGTTTGAGATCCAGGAACAAACCAAACAGATGATCCAGAACGCAGTCCCTGGAGCTTTATCCCAATTAACCTCTTTAGTTGATAATGCTCAAAGTGAGTCAGTCAGGTTAGGGGCTATCAAGGATATTTTAGACAGGGCTGGATACAGACCCGTTGAGAAGACCGAACAGCAGATCTCTCACGTGGAGTCAGCATCTACGGATGAGCTGAAGAGGGAGCTTGAGGCTTTGGTAGGAACTTCTGAGGAGATACCTGAGCTGATCAACTGATGAACCATGGAGACTTGCAGCAGGCAGTTGATATTGCCCGTGAGCTGAGACAAAGGGAAAGGTACAACAGGATAGATTTATATGATCCTTACCCCTACCAGGAAGCCTTCCACAAAACAGGAAGTGAATCCAATCAAAGATTGTTGATGGCTGCTAACCGCATAGGAAAATCCTACTGTGGTGCTGCGGAATTATCCTATCACTTAACCGGACTTTATCCTTCGTGGTGGTCCGGGAGAAGATACCGCCAACCCATCATAGCCTGGGCTGGTGGAGTCTCTAATGAAACGACAAGAGACATAGTTCAATTTGAGTTACTTGGAAGCCCTGACGACCCGGACGCCTTTGGCTCGGGTGCGATTCCGAAAAATCTAATAATAAAGACGGAAAGAAAACCAGGGATACCGAACGCGAAGAGCGTTGCCCTAATTAAGCACGTGTCGGGCGGTAACTCTTCTTTATTTTTTAAGGCCTATGAGACGGGCCAGGAGAAGTGGCAGGGGAGATCAGTCGATTGTATATGGCTGGACGAGGAACCCCCTAGAGATATTTATAGTCAAGCTGTCACTAGGACTTTAGACCGTAAGGGAATGGTTTATATGACCTTCACCCCTGA